CGATGGCTTTGTCGAGGCTCATCCCACTACCTTTCCGAGGGTGACGATGTTCAGTAGGTTCTGAAGCGTGCCGGTGTCCGTGATGCCGCCGTCGTTCACGAGCTGCGGTGTCTCGATACCGTTGACGATGAAAACATCGCGCGGATCGATGGCGACTGTCAAGGGCTCGAGTATCGTGAGGATGCACTCCTGTTGGACAAGGCGCCCGCCGCTGTCGTAATATCGCTTGAGCTTCGGCTGGATCAGCGCTTGAATCGGCTCGGGTGCACTGAGCTGCTTCGCGCCCTTGCGGTCCTCTGAGAGAAACCGCTTGCGATAAACGGCGGTCTGCACGTCAGCGAAAGCCTCGTTGATCGTGGCGACCGCATCCCTGAAGTCGTCCATCAAGCTCATTAGAATGCTCCGAAAACGAGTTTCCGTTTCAGCGTGGCCTCACGATACCAGCCGGGTACGAGCAGCTGCCGGACGCTGTCCGGCACGGACCGTGACAGGTAGGCGAAGTCGCTCGAGATCGAGCGTATGAAGGCGTCGAACTCCTCGAGCGTGCTCATCTGAGAGCCCTCGTAGGAAATCGACACCGGCCCAGCCGTCATCGAGGTGACGGCTTGTTCTGAGCCGATGACCTTGGTGTTGGGCTTGTCCGCGGTCCGGTCGCCGCCCGTGATGAGAATCCCGGCCCATTCGCATTGGGCGTTCTTCAGCTGCACGGGGTTCACGTTGCTGGCAAGGGCTTTGCCCGTTGCGGTAAGCAGCCCGGTGCGGGGCCAGGGCAGCACCTGCACGTCGTCGGTTGCTACGCCCCGCCACTTGAAGCAAGCCGTCAGCAAACGAGCCGCCCAAAGCAGCGCCATGTCTTTCGTATCATCGGTCGCAGCGAGGGCGCCGGTGTTGTAGAGTCGGTCGCCCCAGTACGCATTGTACTCGGTTCGCGTGGCGTAGGTGTTGGCCGATGCGCCGCCAACCGTCGGGTCAAGTGCCGTGGGCATGTGCTGCTCCTCGGGAAGAAGGGTTGTTCAAGCGGGCGGGCGGCATCACGCCGCCTCGCCCGAGCCCGTATCCTACGGGGTATACATGTCGTAGACTCCCGAGCGTCCGCCCGCGGTGACCCGGAAGAGCGGGACCGCGATCTGGAACGCCTTGAAGTTGATCGTGAACCCGCCGCCCTCGTCCCACTGCACGACCTGGAGGGGTTCGCCCTGCACCCAGACCGCGTTGTCGGACGTGAGCTGCGTGAAGACGACGTGCCCAGCGGGCATCTGATCGGCGACGTGAACGAACGAGACGTTGTTGATGGCTTCCAGACGCTGACGAATCGTCTGGTTCGGGTTGTTGCCGCCCGCCGCCACGTAGTCGTTCTCGAGGAGCACGCCGGCCGCCGTGTCCACGTAGATGCCGTACGGACCGTACTGACGCGCCGCCGAGAGAGCGGTCATCGCCTTGATCGTGTCCGCCACGTAGGCGGTGCCGACCTTGGTCGAGTCGCTCCACAGCTTGGAGTCAGTGTAGGTGCCGATGTTGCGCTGCGGGAAGTTCGTGTATCCGTAGATGGCCAGACCGCCGAAGGTCTTGCCGCCCTGGAACAGCATCTTCTCCGCCTTCTCCGCCACGACGCGACCCGCGGTCGCAGCCTGCACCGTATCGAGCGGCGTGTTGCTGTTGCGCGACGCCGTCAGCTGACGCAGGTTGAGGAAGAAGTCCTTGTGCGTGATGGGCAGCGGAATGCCAGCCTGGCTGAACTCCTGCACATCGTTCGCAGTCCGGGACACGCCATCGAGCGAGACTTCGGCCTCGTCCATGAACGTGATCTTCTCGTACTCGTAGACGGTCTTCCCGAGCGAGTTCGGGATGGACTTCGTGAGACCCGCACCGATCAGGTCGGCGACGCCGACGAGGCGGATGAGGGCTTCGTTCTGGACCACATCGTCCCAGAACTTCCAGTCCTCGTGACGCAGCGTGTCCGCGGTGCGGAGCACGGTGGTGTTGAGGTCCTGGCCGGCGGCGACGAGCCGCTTGAGCTGGGCCGTCGCCCAGCGACCGCTGCCCGAAATCGACGGGCGGCTGAACGACTTGAAGTCATCGAACGTGCCCTCGGGCAGAACGATACCAGCCGGGGTCCGACGACCGCTCGGCTTCGAAACGCGATTCTTTGCCATGTTCTTGTTCTCCTATGCTCGTTGATCGCCGGGTAACAGCGGCGACTCCTGTTTCTTGCAGCGCGGGTTTAGATGACCTGAACCCGAACCGCGGTCTCCACCGTCACGGCGCCGAGGGTCTCGAGCGACCGCACGATCGGACGGGTGCTCGCTTCGGTGAGCAGACCGTTGCCGGCGCTCTCGAGCAGATCGTCTTCGCTGATGTTCGCGCCCGAGGCGACCCACATGGTCAGCTCGTCGCCCTTGCGCGGGCACGCGACCTTGACCGTGTCACCGCTGGCGTAGGACGCCGCGAGCACGCCGTTGCCCGCCGCGTTGTCGATGCCCTGCCCCAGTTCGCCGCGCTCGACAGCGACCGCGACCTGGAAGTACCCGGTCGTTGCCGTCTGCTTGGCGATGGTGCTGACACCCTTGACGAGGTATCCGGGCTTGATGGCCTCGGAAGCCGCGCCGTACTCGTTGAACTCCGGGCAACCCCGGAGAATGACCGAACGCTTGATGCTCATGTTCTTCTCCTCTGTACTTGTATCCCGCCTTATCGAAGGGCGGTTGCCGCGCTGTTTATCAGCTTACGGCAGGAAAACCTGTCCGCCGCTCGGACGAATGGTGATGGTCGCTTCGAACGCACCGTCCACCGGAGCCTTCGGCGCGATGCCGATGACGAAGCCCGAGAAAATCCAGAGGCTTCCGTCCGGATAGTCGATGTCGTACCGATCCTTCGACCCCACCGCCCACGCATCGAGCAGCCCGGTCGTCGCACCGTGCGTCGCCTCGCCCGACGGCAGCCAGTTGACCATCATCGAGAGTTCGCCCTTGCGGCGAACGCCCGCGACGTAGCTGTCGTCGTCCGAGTTGTGGGTCGTCGTCTCGATCGCTTTACGCGACAGAGGCGGCGGAGTGATGTCTTTCAGCTCCGCGATGGCGGTACCGTTTCGCTTGACGATGGTACCGTGGGCCGAGATGCCATTGCTCTCGGCTCCTGTGTTTACGACAGGCATTGCTGCCTCCTTACTCACACCCGTTTGCTAGCATCGGGCTAGCGGCCGACCCTACCGGGTGTTACTTCTTGCTCTTCGCCTTGACCCGCTCGTTGAACGACTCGTTGGTCTGAGCCGCGACGAACGGTTCCTGCCCACCAGCCGCCGGCGGGAGGACGAGCGAGTGGTCGACGCCCTGACCCGTGACACCCGCGAGGGTGACCAGGTTGTCGAGCATCGGCTGATCGAAGCCGGCGAGCTGTTCCTTCGAGAACTTGCACTTGCCGCTATCGGTCAGCACCTTGATGGTCGCTTCCTTCTTGCTCGCGAGCGCCGTCACCTGCGCGGTGATGGCCTCCCGAACCTCGGGCTTCGCGGCCGCCAGAAGCTGCTCGAAGGTCGCTGTTTCCGGAGCCTTCTCTTTCGTGGCAGCCGCCGCGGTCACGGCAGCCGCCGCGTCCGTGATCGTCTGCGTGGTCGCTTTCGCCGCCGCTTCGTAACGAGCGAGCTGCTCGTCCGTCGCGCCCTCCAGCATCTTCATGTCGCCTTCCGCGAACATGCCGTTGCTGGCAGCGATGAGAGCCTTGATACGCGCCTGCTTCTCCATCGGAACCTCCTGCTGTTGTGAATCGGACGCCACCGTGGTCTTCCCTTTGCATCCACACGGGGCGTCAGGCCGTGCTTCCGCCGCCGTGGGCGACGCGCCCTCGACGGGTTCGTATGTGACGACGGCTTCAACCTCGATGGCACTGGGCCCGAGGGTGACGACGCCGCTGTCACTCAGAGTGAACGAGCGCTCGAGCAGCTCGTATGTGCCGTAACCCATCGGGTCCGCCGATGGGGTGAACGTCTGGTAAACGACGTGAGTCGGGTCGATGACCGGGAACACGTCGATGACCGAGCTGCAACGCGGCTCGACTTCCTTGAGCGCCTCGTAGAGCTTGGTGTTGAGCTGATTGCTCGACATCCGGTCCGCATCGACGGCTACCTTGAACGACTCGCGAATCGCGGCGATGGCCCGCGCGAACATGCCCGCGGCCTTCGCGTCTGATTTCTTCTTCCACGCGTCGGGCAGCTGTGCCACGAAGTCGGCGCCCTTGCGATACGCGATGGCGATGATCTTCCGCTTGATGCTCGCGCGGTCGCCCTTGGCCCGCCCGATGCTGGCCGCCGCGTCGTGAACGTCACCCGGGATTTCAATCGGGAACGATTCGTTCGGCCCAGCGAAGTCGCCCTTGTCCATCTTGTCGCGGGCATCTTGGCTGATATTGCGCAGCACTTTCAACAGCTCGGTGGTCTCGTCGCCCTGTTCGAGCCACGCATCGTAGCAGTGCACGTCCATACTGGTCTCCTCCGCGGTTCGTGACCGCTTGCTCAGGCCCGAGTGATAGTGATTCGTAGCATGTTGCCGATGGCCATTCGCGAGTGCGTGATGGGCAGCCGCGGGCGTGCCCTCTTTGATTGTGCCGTAACCGATCATGTTCGTCACGACCTGGTCGTGGGCCGTCGCAGCTTCTTCGTGCGCCGTTCGCGCAGCCTCGTGACCTGTTGCATCGTGAGCTTTCTTCGACAGCTTCGTGGCCTTTTCGCTGGCCTTTGCCGCAGCGCCGCGGCCGTGGTCATCAATGCCTTCCTTGTCCATCCATGCAGCACGCAACTCGCCCGCAGCCCGCACGCCGCATCCCATCTCCCACGAGCATGCACCCAATGTGGCGGGCAGCAGCGCCATGTGGTCCGGGTCGATGTCGTGCCATTCGCTGAAGTACTTCTTCCCGTTGTACTCGCCCTCGGCCTTGACACTGTTGACGAACGCGCCCATGCTCACGTTGAAGGGTGAATCGCTGTCCACGTGCGCGAGCAGCTCCGGCGTCAGCTTGGTCTTCACCAAGCAGACCTCCATGCACAGTTTGCGGTTATCGCCCTCGCCGGCAATGCGAGGGTTGCGGGTGAAGCCGATGTGCGAGCCGTGCACCTTCGGGTGGAAGCTCGCGACGGGCACATCGTCCACCATCGGGTGGTTGATGAACACCGGCCGATTATCCCAGCCGTAGGTCGTCAGCTGATCGGCGGGAACGAACTCCGGCCGCTTCGCGTTCATCGCGTGCACCACGCCCTGCACCATGGCCACGATGGGCGCCACGAAGTGGTCTATTCCATCGATAACTTCCCAGGTGCCACGCCCAGCTGAGAGCGCTTCGAAAACGACGTTCGGCTGCTTGTTCATGTCAGGCCTCAGATAACGGCTTCGATGGCTGCTTGAACGATCGGCGCGAGCAAACCATGCCCGGTGACCGTTGGGTGAACACCGTCTTGGTAGTACATCGTGTCGCTCGCCGCCGCGTCGGCACCCATCGTCGTGCCCGTGTCCCCGATGTCCGCGAGGGCATCGTAGAAGCTCGAGTCGTTCCGAATCGCTGTGTTGGCCGTCGCACGCAACGTGTTAAACGACGTGCCGCCGAACCCATTGCCCGTATGCGGCAATACGGTCGTCACCACCACGGTCCAACCCGCAGCCCGACGCGCCAAACAAAACGTCTTCAGGTTCGCTACGAACGTGGCTGCGGCCACATCGATCAAGTCGTTCGCGCCGAACGCAACGACCAGCACGTTGCTCGCACCCGGTACCAACGTCGCGTCGATTTCAGCCGTATGAGAATAGGCCGTCACTGTCGACCCACCCTGACCGATATGAATGCCCATGGTCGAGGGCGACAGCGCCGTTGTGGCCAAGTATTGGTAGCCCTCGTTAATCGGCACGCCCGAATCCGCGGTGATGGAGTCGCCCGCGTAAGCGGTCCAACGGGTAACCGTCGGAACCGTGACCGATCGAGCTGCCATCGCCGCGCGAATGTTGGCAACTTCTGCTGAAATCGTGCTTTGGTCATGGGCGGTGTCGAACAGACGAACCAACCCAACGTCGCCCTTGAACCCGTAGCTCGCGCAATCAAGCCGGCCCATCTCGATCAGCGTAACGGTGATCGGACTCAAGCCCGGAGCTGATAGCGATTCGAGAACTTTTCCGTCGATGGCCACCTTGATGTTCGTGCCGTCATACACGCCGGTCCACACGTGCCATTGGCCGTCGTCCGCTTTCATCAGCTCGCGAGCAGACGTGTTCTCGTTGTTGTTGAACTTGAACGTCGGCCCGGTGTTGTTGTGCCCGAGCGTAAACAGGTTGTCCGAGCAGGACGACCCGATAATGGACAGCACGCCGTTCTGCGTATACGGGTCAATCGTGACCTTCGCGGCCGCATACACCGTCATCGTCGTGAACGCTTGCCCACGAGAAATCGCCGACAGATGCTGCTCAGTCGAGGTAAAGTTCAATCCGGCTGACGTCCACGTCGGGTCATGCGGATCGGGCGTGCCGATGTTCCCCAAGAACATGTCGAGGTTAAAATCATCCACGTATGTCGTGGGCGTGGACCCCGGTACCACTTGCGCGCAGCAAACGGAAATATCGTAGTCGCTGTCGCCATAGAGAAAAATCCCGTACAGCAGTTCGCCCGCCGTGGTCGTGAACGTCGTCGAGATGCGGGACCAGCTCGTCGTGATGGTCTTCGCGCTCGTTTGAGCGTGGCCGAACGCGGGCCACATCGTCATCGTTTGTGAGACGCCCGTGTTGGACTTCACGTAAACGGACATCGTGTGCGCGCCTGACGAGGGAAATTCTCCGCCCGCGCTCGCCCACAGCTTTCCGATCCAGTCGTTGGCCGCGCCCTGCGCGCGGAATGCGGTCATCGTGCCGTCGGGCGCGAGCGAGTATCGGTCCGTAATCGTGTTGTTGATAGACCAATACGTGATGGCGACTTGCGCGTTGTTCGGGTCGTTGCCCAGCCCGAACATGTTATCGCTCGGCACCATCGGTCCGCGGGTGTTCAGCACTTGCTGCCCGCTGCCCTCGTTGAACAGCCACTCGACGGTCGGTGTCGGCACCGACGCACTCGAAATGGCGATGGTCTTCAGGATCTGCGCACGAGCCGTCATCGACAGCAAGAGCGCGGCGATAAGCGCAAGTTTAAGCTTCATTAGAAGTTCTGCCCGGACACGAGTCCGTAATAGGTTGTGCCGCCATCCCACGTCACAAACGTGAGGATGTCAACCTTCCCGTTGGTCGTGGTCAACGTGGGCGCCGCACCGCCGGCCCACAAAATGCTTACGGGCCAGGAAATCGTTCGGGCGCTGCCGTCCGCGGTAAACGCGAGCACAAATGCGCTCGTATTACCCGACGGCGCCGGGTTGCTGATGGTCAGCGTGGTGATGTTCGCGTTCAGCGCCACGTTGAAGTACGCACCCGCTGACAGGTCGAGGGTCAGCACGTTGCTCGCGATAGCCGGCGCGGTCTTCGTTTCACGGACAGCCTTCAACGTGGCGGTCCCAGTGAATGTCACCGTGCCCAGCGTAGACGGTGCAGCTCCAACCACCGTCCATCCGTTGGTATCGTAGATATAAAAAACGTTGGCCGTCTCGTCGAAGTACGACGTGCCCAGCAGCGGGCTCGACGGGCGCACCGTCGGCACGAACCGCACATAACCCCTGAAGTCAGTCTGGGCCTGCACGACCGTCGCGGTCAGCAGTATGGTAAGCAGCAAAAGTAGTTTCTTCATTTCAGCTCCTACGGCACCAGCGCGACGGTGCATCGACAGTTCGGGTGGGCTGGCGGGCCATCGATGTCCTCGCCGTCCACGTTGAAGTCCTCGTCCAAACCCACTTGAACGCCGTCCATGTCTTGACAGATGGGGCAAAGCTTTTCGTCATCACCCACGATCCATTCCTGCTGTGCGTTCTTCCCGAGCAGCCCTTTGTCCTGGGCTTGCTCCCACAGCTGACGTTGTCCCTCGTTCGCGGCCTTCATCGACTCGGTGCGCGCGATGACATCGGCTCGAGCGTCGTCACCGAGCAGGTCCGCGATGCGCCCAGCGAGTTCGGCCACGTCGAATTGCTCATCGAACGAAGCTTCCACGAGGTCTCGAATGTCCTCGCGGGTCGTCTTCGAGATGCCGCCGATCAGGTCGCCCGCGTGGTCAGCCGCCCACTCCGTAGCTCTCGGGTTCGACCGGTCGAAGCGAAATGCCCGCGGTGCAGCCACACGCCACGCGTCGGCCACGCCGTCGAACAATGCGGTCGCTAGTTCCATCAGCCTTCGCTCACGATCAGAATGCCTTCGGCTTCCAGCGCGGCCTCTTCGAGGGCGTCGAGTACTTCCTGCACGTCATCGTCATCGGACTGTAGCGAGTTCAGGTCCTTGACGAGGCCGTTGAGATTCTCCGTTGAACCCTCGCGTGCGAGCTCGTTGAGGGCAGCGGACTGCGTGCCTTCGATAAAGGCCACGGCATCAGCCCAGCCCCTCTTGTTCGGCGCGTCCACGTCGAGCGGTCCGTTCTGGTCAGCGAAGATCATCCTCGTACCCTCCCGTGCAGCTCATGCCGCCCAACCTTGTCCATGCCCTTGAGCCGGAAGCTTCCCAATCCTTCGCGGTGGTGATAAGCATCGGACCGACCGCGCGCATCGATGGCGATGGTGTGGGTCTTCAGCCCGTGCTTCCGCGCGAAGGCCTCTTTCCGTTTCAGCGAGGACTTGTGCATGGTGATCTTGTCGTTCTTGCCAAAAATCGTTTTCACTTCAACGGCGTGGGTCATCTTGCCGCTCTTGTCCTTGATGACCACGTCGAACGGCTTCGTCCCACCGATGTGCTCGCCGCCGATAGCCTTCACGATGGCCTGTTCACGCTCAGTTGCCTTCGCGAGCTTGTCCTTCGTCATGGGCACGTGCGATTCCTTGGCCCGGGCCACCTTACCGGCGTCCCTGCCGTGGTCATCGAGCCCGGTCTCCTTGTCCACCCACGCGAGTCGAAGCGGTGTGCTCGCCGCGTCGGTCATGGTCTGGAGAATCACGCTCGGCACGGTCGCCTTCAGCGCTTCCTCGGTCGCGGTGATGGCGCTCGATACCAATTCCAAAGTTGCCGCTTCATCCTTGGCCTCGAGCGCTTGCCGGAGGGCATCCATGTCGAGGGCAGCGCGCCCCTCCGCGAACGCTGCCCGAGCCGCTTTGCGAAACTTCGGAGCGAACCGGTCGGCCGCGCGATGCACGGCGCCGTTGGGCTTTGCGCCCGCGGCCACGAGCTTCTTCTCGATGAACTCTTTCTGCTGGGCGAGCGACAGCAGCCCGAACTTGCGGGCAGCCAGCGGCGCTTTGACCCCGCCCTTCGGCGCAGCGTTGGGCATCATCTGGACATCGGCGATGCTACCAGCGTCATCCAGCGCGCCCAGCCCGAGGATGCGGCGAATCTCATCGGGCAGCACCACGACCGGGCCGTTCGGTTTGTTGAGGCCCGCCCACTCGCTCGCGACCTGCGCGCGCTGGAGATCATCCATCACGCGGATTTGCGACCAGCGCACTTGATACGGTACGGCGGGCTTGGGCAGCGCGCCCCAACCAATAAGCCGATCGACGAGCACGCGCACGATCATCGGCCCCGCGTAGTCGTCACGACGGGCCGCCACCTTGTCGTCCCAGTTCGAACGGTCAGCCTGCGCCGCGAGTTTGCCCTGTTCCGATCCCATGAACACGCGCTGCGGAATGCCTGTCGAAGCGCTGATGAGCCCGATGACCGTATCGACCGGATCCTTGAGCGGAGCGACATCGCTGCCCATGCGGTTCATCGTCACGCCGCGCGTGAAGATGTTGCGCCGGAGGCCGTGTTCCATCTCGTCGATTTGTTTCTTGATGCCGGCCTTCTTCGCGGACGGCTCCGGGTTCGCGGTGTCGGGCGAATCGTCGTCCTCACCCTCGATTTCGATCTCCGGGTCAAGGTCCCACTGGGTCCCGCCGTCAGCCCTGCGCCAGTAGGCTTCCGCGCCGCCGCCTGAGATCTTCTCGAGGTCGTCGATGTAGTTCCAGACGGCCTGCAATCGCGGCTCACCGTAGGCCTCGTCGTCCAGAAGACCGTCAGCCAAGTGCAGGATGCGGGTCCAGTGTACTTGAATGCTGATGCTCGTGTTGGCGCTCACGTTGCCGGGCGTGGGCGCGAGCACCCGTTGCAGCTGATACATGAGCGGCCGGCCGTATCGAGGGCTGGTCGGGTCAAGGTCCCACTGGAAGATGCTGACGGTTTCTTCCGAGTAGGCCATGAAGTAGGCGATGTCGTCGAGCGAAGCCACCCGCTCCACCGGGGTGTTGGGCGCACCGGGCAGCCCGATAACCAACACGCCGAATCGGCCGATGCCCGAGAGGATATCGCCCTTGCGGAACTTGCTCGTCAGCTTGTGCTTCGTATCGAACGCATCCCACAGCTTCTCGAACGGCGTCTCGGTGGTTGGGTCTTCGTCCTCGATGACCTCGAAGCCCTGCTTCCACGTGGCATCGGGCATCGCCTTGACCAAGCGGTTGGCGATACCGTTCCGATTGAAGCGCTGCCGGAAGTCGATGGCCGTCAGCAGTTTCTTGTAGCCCAGAGCCTCGTAGGTATCTCGCTTGCCGCGATAGGTGATACCCGCCCGGCCCGCAAACATGTTGCGGGTGATCATCTGACCGATGGCCGTTCGCCAGCTTGCCATTACAGTGCCTCCTGGTCGGGACGACCGATGGTCCCTTTGCCGCCCTGCGGTACCGCGTATTGCTGCGAGGGCGCGGTGTGCAACAGTTCAAGGATGTCCACCCGATGCTCGAGCGATTCGAAGCGGGTCACGAGCATCAGCGTGACGGCCGCGATGATCAGCCCTGTTGCTACGCCCGCGAGATAGATTCGGGTTACCATGCGGCACTCTTTCGCTTGGGTTTCGGCTCAAGCAGCAACGTATTGTAGGCGCAGGAACTGCCGTCGACTTGGTCGTCGTGTTCCGCGGTCGGGAAGCCGCACAGCTCTTCGATGTAGGTCTCGTTCCATGGGGCCCGCAGCAAGTACACGTTGCCGCCCTCGGCTTGGGCACGGAACGCTTTCGCCCGCTCCTCTTTGTCGGAGCCCAGGTGAACCATCGAGACATCCCACCCGGCGAGCAGCTTGATGTAGGCCGCACCCGTTGACTTACCCGATGACCCGCCCTCCTGCTCGATGCGGATCGGCACTTTCTTCCCGTCGAGTTCGGCCTGCACCTTCATGTTGGCTTCGACGTTCGCCGGTCCCCACTGCCCGCGCAGCACGTTTTCCACGATGATGCGGCCCGTGGATTCAACGCGGTGCTTGCCGTTGATGAGGGCCTCTTCGAATTCTTCCGCGATGAGCACGCCCGCGGTGTAGTCGCCGCCGCCCTCGGTCGCGGCCGTATCGTAACCGCGCACACGACGAGCGAGGTTCGGTCGGGCATCGAGGAACTTGAACCATTCTCTTTTGAAGAGCCCGCCGCCTTCGGGTGAGGGCTCTTGTTGTAATTGTCCGGCTGCGCCGTACTGCCCGAGCGCGACTTCGAGCGCCTTGACTTTCTCTTCCGTGAACAGGCCCGGGAAGAGCAGCTCACCCTCGGTGGTGCGCGCGTCGTATTCACTGGGCTGATAGCCCGGGTCATCACCCGAGGCCGGCCGCGCTGTCTTGAAGCGCATCGGGAAGCAGACCATCTTCCAGCCGCCCTTTTTCTTCAGGTGGCCCGTCGTGTCCAGCATGTGCAGCCGCTGCATGATGAGGATGACGATGACGCCGCGCGTGATACCGCGGGAGCTCAGGGTCTGGTCAACCCACATGTTGGCCGCATCGCGGTCTGCCTTGGACGCAGCTTGCATCGCTGACAGGGGATCGTCGATGAGGATAAAGTCCGGGTGCTCTCCCGTGCCCATGCCTCTGACCGAAGTGGCGAAGCGCCAGCCGCCCTTGTTGGTATTGAACCGGCCCTTGGCCTTCTGATCGTCGGCCAATTCGGTGGCCTCAGCGGTGGGGTCGTATTCGAGGGCAGTGTTGAACCGCTTGCGGAACCATTCCGACTCGACGATTTGTTTGACGCGCAGGTTATCGCGCATCGACAGCCCAGCGCCGTATGACGCGGCGAAGAAGCGCTTGCGACCGTCACGTGCCCACACCCACGCGTTGAGCATCACGGAAAAGATGATGGACTTCAGCGTCCCGGGCGGAATGTTGAAGATCCAATGTTTCTCGACCGTCTTGTTAAGGACGATGTCCTGCGCGAGGTCGCAGAGCTTCTTGACGTGCCAGTTATCGACGTAGGGCTGCTCGGGCTCGATGATGTGCCACGCAGCTTTGAGGAATTCGTAGAAGGAGTTCTTGAGGAGTTCGCGCTCGAAGAAGAGTTCGATTTGCTCGATGTCCGCGAGATCCTTGGCGAGGACGCGGGCGTCATTATCGGCGGGCACGGTAAGGGCGACGGTGGTCATCAATGGTTTATGCTGTCATCGGTGTCATCCCTCCAGTCATTCGCTTGCCCGCAACATGCCCGCAACCCGCAACTTACTGAATGGTATTTCCCTCGGCGGTGATCAGCTGCGGCGGGTCCGGCATCCCGATGAGGCGGTTGCGCAGCTTGACCTTGATGGCCTTCACCTGCGAGATAGCCGCCAGCAGTTCGCCCCGCTCTTCCGGCAGCAGCTGATTGAAGTCCAGCCCACCGTCGTTTTGCGGAACGAGTTCGAGTACGGCCCGAGGCCCGAGGCCCGTCCTGTCGAGGACTGCAACAGCCGCCTTCATGGCGACTTTTTGAGCGTCGAGGTCAGCAAGTGTGCCGCCACAGGTCGGACACTCAGGCCGCAAATGGAACTGTTCGATGATCTTGACGAAGACTTCGATGGCCGGAAGCCGCAGGACAGCCATCGCCAACTCGGCTTTGATCTTCCCCGACAGCGCTTCGCCGCCGTGGAAGTTGCAGTGCAACATGCCGTGGGCCGGTGCGCGCTTGCACGGGTCCCCGTTCCACTTTTTGCCGCCGTTGTCACCGCAAGTCATCTGGTACTATCATATCGTGACTGTCAACGGTCGACTCTCGTCGGTTCTGTGGCATCTAGGCGCGTTGACGGCATGCTGTGGTGCGTGTCACGCTGTGGAGAACGAGGGTGACATCAGCAGTATCACTTGAAAGAACTGATACTCAACTGAAACAGCATCTGATACGTTTAGAATCAACGATTTAGTTTACATGTATCAGATGTATCAGATATAGATATAGTAGAATAGAGTCAAGAGCCCAAGGCGTCGTGGGTCTTCTCCGCCCTGCCCAGTAGGTCATCTGCAACAGGGTCATCTGATACAGCCTAACCCTCGTAGCTACAACAGTTTGGCGCGTGTATCACATGTAAGATGGGCAAAGACGAATTGCCCAAGTTCTCAGTCAGATGGGCCAAAGGCCAACGACTAAGTACCCGAGCAATTTAGAACTGGAGGGATTTCTCGTCAGGCTCGTCCCACTCGGTCTCGGACTTCATGATCGTGTCCCAAACCTCACGGGCTTTTGGTAGTGGCCAGAGTTTCCCAGTACGATGGGACTCCTTACCCGAGCGTTTCATGTAGGTCTTCCCGTCGAAGAGCCAACTCAACTTGCGGCCGAAGTCCACTAACGAAGTAATTCTGACTTTCCTGGAGTTGGCCCAATCGCAGTAGTTCTGATAGAGCGACGCGATAGCGATTTCGTTCGGCCAACCCATCTGACCGAAACTACCCGTATATAGCCTATCAAACAGCCATTCCATCAAAGGCGGCAGCGAGCGCTGCTTGAGTTCGTCCTTTGCCTTGGTTCTCGGCGGTTTCCTCAGCAAGTCCCAGTCGATTTCCCACTGGAGCATCGCGTGTAGGAAAGCTTCTCGCCCGCCGCTGTTCAGCTGGGCGTAGAGCGGATTAAAGTACTCAGCGTTATTGCTGTGAAGCCCGCTCGCTTTCAGCGCGATAAACCGGCGGTCGTCCTTATCGAGGCCGATGGGCCAATCTTCGTTCGAGGCGATAATGAGATGGATCATCGAGACTTCGGTGACCTTGGCGATGCCCTTTCGCTCGACCACCATGGTCTCGGACGTCACCCTCGATTTGAGCGCGCCGGCGTCTCGTTTGTCGCCGCCCCAGGTCGCCTCATCGAGAAAGACCAGGCAACGACCCGATAACAGCTCTCCGTGGAACCGCCCATAGAACTGCTCGCCCGAGTCGATCTTGATGAAGTGATGCGCGTCGAATAGCCGCCCGAGCAGATCCTCCGCGAAGAAGCCCTTGCCGATGCCCTGCGGTCCCATGAGGACGAGTGCCGACTTGGGGACCCGTGCAGGGAATTGACAGAGCGCGGCTGTCCAGTTCAGCAGGGCGGCGAACGGCTCCTCCTCGTGACTACAGAGGCATTCGCTGATGTGGCGGTAGATCAGTGACCAATCGCCCTCCCTGGGCTGCACTGCGAAACCTTTCCAGCCGTTGTAGTCCTTCGGGCCGGCCACGAGCGGTGGTGGGCAGTAGACCATCTGGTCAAATCGACGCGCATCGGGGTGCTTCAGCCAGAAATCGGCGATGGGTTCACCGGATTTCCATTTCCCGTTCTTCTGTTGAAACGCCGGCAGCGTCCGATGTATCAGCTTGCGACGAAAGTTCTCGAAGGTGTAGAAATTGAAGCCATCAGGGCGGGAATCGTCGAGCACGCAAACCGTGGAGCCGAGGGTCAGTGCCGCGTATCGGGCGTTCAGCTCGTCGATGACCTCGTCCTTGGCGGCC